TAAATTGAAGGGATTTTAATTATTAATTGTCATTCCCGCGTAGGCGGGAATCCAGGATTGAAAAGTATGCTAACCGATATCGAAAACGGAATAGTCACCAGACTGAACGCGAAGCTGACAGGCGCTGTAAGGGCCGGGATCGACGAAGCGCACAGCAAGCTGGCGCTCAATCTGCCTATCGTTGATGTGATTGTCGGCGGCGGCACTTTTTCGCGCATCGCGCAGACATTTAAAATATCGCCTCAGGTGTTTGTAATCGTCACATTTCAAAATCTGCGCAGTGTCGAAGACCGTCGCAAAGGCGTCTATCCCATTCTGCTGGCGATACTGGCATTGCTCATCAATAACAAGCTCGGCCTGAAAATAGATGCGCTGGCACCGAAGCGCCTGGACAATATCACCGAAGAGGCCGAAGCCAAAGCGGGCAAAATCATTTTTCAAATAGAATTTGAAACCGGCTTTGTTTTAACCGCGATCAGCGATGAGGACATCGTGGATATGCTGACCATCGGCCTGAATTATTATTTGAAACCCGGTGATGAGGTTGTCGACGCCAGCGATACGGTAACACTGGATCAATAATTAAACTGTCATTCCCGCGCAGGCGGGAATCCAGGAACAATAGGAGGTACCACTATGAACGTTCAATCAGCGCCGGGCACCAAATGCCCAAAGGAAGGCAAACCGCGAGAGTACATTGACGACAAAACACCGCAGAAAGTACCTAGTAGCGCTTATTATCTGCGCCTGGTTGCTGACGGCTCGCTTGTCGTTGCAGACACCGCTGTCATTCCCGCGCAGGCGGGAAGCCAGGACAAAACGAATAAAAAGGGAGGTAAAGAATAATCATGGGATCGAAAAATATTACATTTGATTCAATTCCCGGCAGCATCCGCAAGCCAGGCAAGTATTTAGAGTTTAATACCAAACTGGCGGTAAGGACGCTACCCGCCAACGCGCAGAAAATGCTGATCATCGCGCAAAGGCTTGCGGCTGGATCAGTCGCGGAGCTTATTGCCACGCAGGTATTTTCCGACGCTGAAGCGGCGGCATATTTTGGCAACGGCTCCATCGCGCACCTGATGGTCAGAGCGGCCATCAAGGCCAATCCGTATCTGGATTTGACCGTTTGCGCGCTCGACGATTTTGCCACATCGCCGGTCGCCCGCGTTCACACATTAGCCATTACCGGCCCGGCCAGCGGCAGTGGCGCATTAACTCTATGGGTCGGCAATGTCCGCTATCAGGTAGGCATAACATTGACAGACACGGCCACAATCATCGGCGACGCACTCAAAGCCGCCCTGGACAATGATCCTGCCCTGCCCTTTACCGTTGTGCACACGACAGGCTCGTTGGCCTTCACCGCCAAAAACAAGGGCACCGTGGCCAACCAGATCGATTTTGCCGTGGAAATTACGGCCACCGGCGTTACTGGCGCATTCACTGCAACGACAGCCGGATCGGTCGACCCGACACTTGCCACGGCATTGGCGGCAGTAGTAGGTGAACAATACGACATCATCGCCGTGCCGTTCATCGATGCAACATCGTATGCGGCGCTAAAAACCCATCTGGATTTAGTATCCGGCCCGATGGAACAGCGACCCGGCATAGGCGTAATTGCCGATGACGACGCGCTGGGCACAGTCACCACACTGACCAGCACGATCAATTCCGGGCGTATTCTCTGCGCGTATTTACGCGGCACGAAAAGCCCGATTTACGAAATTGCAGCAGCAATGGCGGCGGTCATGGCTTACGAGGAAGATCCCGCCAGACCGCTCAATACGCTGGCATTAACGGGCATCGCTGCTCCGCCTATCGCTTCGCGATTGTCCCGGACAGAGCAGGAATCCTGCCTCGCCAACGGCGCTGCGCCGCTGGAAGTAGGCCCCGGCGAAGTCGTCCAGATCGTCCGCGCCATCAGCACCTATGTTCACGACGCCAACAACATTGACGATGTTTCGTTACTGGATATCACCACAATCCGCACCCTGGATTATGTGAGAGAGGCCGTCCGCACTCGCATCGCGCTGCGATTCCCGCGCGAAAAATTGTCGAGCAAAACGCCTGAGGCCGTGCGCGATCAGATCATGGACGTGCTCTATAAACTAGAGGATCTGGAAATTGTCGAGGAAGTTGCGGCCAATGCCGACGGCGTGATTGTTGAACGCGATGAAACGGATGCCAACCGGCTCAACGCGAAGATCCCCTGCGACGTAGTCAACGGCCTGCATGTGTTCGCCGGTCGGATAGATTTACTGCTTTAAAATAAAATTGTCATTGCGAGTCCCGATTTATCGTGGACGTGGCAATCTAAAACTGGAGGTTTTAAAATGTCAGAAGAATTTGTCAATCAAATATTGCTGGAAGTCAACGGCAAGAGCATAACCGATTTTAAATCGGTAACTGAAGGTGAACGCGAGTTGTATAACGCCGTGAAGTTAATGAACAGCACCGGCCATTCCAAAAAACTGGAACGTCCTACTGCTAAAGTGGATTATGCGATTCCATCTGATTCACCGGAATTTGATTTCACCACAGTCAAGGGCGGCACGCTGACCATCGACCGGCAAAACGGCACGAGAATTAAATACACCGGTGTTTATGCGACAAAGATCGGCGAAGCCAAGTATGATCCCGAAGCCGAGTGTGTCGTTAAAACTATCGACTTCTCCGCGAAAAAAAGAACAGAGACATAATATCCGTGAAGAGTGGAGGGTTATCTTTTACCCTTCACCTTCCACGATTTATAAGCGACTGAAAGGATCTGCACATGTTTACAGAAAAAGGAACTCTGCCGAATGGCGTTGAATATGAAGGCGTAACCCACAGAGCCTTTGAAATCCGCAAACAGATTGTTGCTGATACCGTCAACATCTTTGACGACCCAGCGCGGGCCGCACGAGCGGAAAAAAACAAGCTGTATGCTGAACTCTGCATCACGGCCAATATGCTTCTGAGTCTCGGCACAATCCCGAAGGAAGAGATTACGGGCGATTTGCTGATGGGTATGGATCAAGAAGACCAGAACGAAATATCAGCGGCGGAAGTGAGGTTAGCTCTACAGAGCGCCACCTTTCGCAAAGAAAAGGAAAGATAGCCGCCAGTTAATAGTGATGCTGTTAAAAATCGGCTTCACATATAGCGAGGCGCTGGCCATGCCAGAAGATGAAGCGTTGGAATACATTGACGCCTGGACAAATTTGAAAAAGCCCAGAACAAAAGGCACGGGCAAAAAGTTTATCGTAAAGAAGAAATAATATGCCGGACATGAAAGTATTATTAGAGCTGATCGCCAAATCTGATAAATTCCAGCAGGGATTTCAGCAAGGCGAACGTGCGCTCGGCAGTTTCCGCACTCATGTCAGTAATACCATGCAGAAGGTGCAGCAGCTTACCGCTAACGTGGGCGTTTTGGGCCAGGCGGCAACGGCGCTTTCCACCGGCCTTGTGCTCAAGAAGCTCTTTTCTCTTTCCGATTATATGCCCGTCGATGACGCTCTCCTGCGCATGCGCGTCAATCTCAAGGCCAATAGCGCCGAGATAGACATCTTTAAAAAGAAGATTGCTTCCCTCTCCGGAGAGATCGGCGAAAATACCGGTGAGACCTTCCAGTCCGCCTATAAATTATCTTTCATGTATAAACCGGACGATATCATGCAGATCATGCGCGTAACGGATAAAACCGCTGATGCGATGAAAGCGCCGTTTGATGTCGTACAGGATCGCATTGTCCAGATTATGAAATTATACCGGCTTACCGCAAAGGAAGCCGCAAGCGTCGGCGAAGCCCTGGTCGCTTCCCGCGTCGACGTGGAATCGCTCGATACCGTCATGCAGCGCCTGGTTCTTCGCGGCGGTTCTAAAAAAGAATATACGCAAACCCTCGGCATGCTGCGTGGCCTGGGCATGGCAGGCATGAGTAATCCCCGCGTCATCATGCAGCTCAACGAAACGCTCGGCGCGATACAGGACAAGGCCGATATCCTCGAGGCCAGCGGCGTCAAGGTGCGTAAGGCCAACGCGGACGGTACAACAGAATGGCGCGATCAGCTTGAAGTGTTAAGAGACCT